CTTGGCAGTGCAGGCATGATCAGTTGGGCACAAAGATCTTGCCGTTGCCGCCGCTCAAGACGATGGGCGACTCCTCCTCGAGCGACCCGGTGATGGCATTCAAGGCGACTGCGCCCATGCGCTGGGCGGTGGTGAAGTCTTCTTGCCCGGGCGTGACGATGGGGTCGGTGACCATGCGAACGTCAACCGATCCTTCGGCGGTGTCTTGCACAGTGATGATGATGATGGCCATGGTGTTCTTTCAGATGAGTTGATCTTTGCGCAGCGGCTTGACGTAGAACGCACAGGGGATCGACGTCTTGGGCTGGTTGAAAAAGACGCGGCGCTTGAGCGTCTCGTCTGTGTGGAAATGCTCGGGCCATCGGGCCTTCACATCCTCGAGGACTTCCTCGAGCAGTTGGTTTTGCGTTGCTCTGTGATTGCCGTCGGCATCACGTTCACGAACGCATGACTCAATCATTTGGCGGGCAAAGCGTGGAAGCATGTAAGTCCTTCTCGGGGGCCGAAGCCCCCGGTACATCTCAAGCGGCTTGGCGCTTCTTCCACACGGGCGTGCTGCCACCGGAGGCGGCAGGCGCTGCTTCAGCTGGGGCACGCTCCTGCGCGACAGCAGCCATGGCCTGACCGTGGGCGGGCGAGCCACCGGCACGCTTGTAGCCCTTGATCCGGTTCTGGTCGTCGTAGCCGTCCTTGCCCGACTCGATGTCCACAACGATCTTCAGCGGGATGTTGTGCAGCTGCTCGCTGTCTTGCAGGTGCAGGACATTGGCGGCAAGGCACAGCGCGTTGAGCTGTTCCATGGCGATCTTCTCGGCCACCTTGTTGGCGTTGCGGATGTTGAGCCGGTCGAAGACCTTGCGGCCTTTGCCCGAGCCGTCGATCACCTCGAAGGTCAGTTGCAGGTACTCGCCGGTGCGGGCTTTGTTGGACTTCAGCTCGCTGGCGATGATCATGGCGAGGTACTCGCCCTTGGGCAGCAGCTCGTAGCTGCTGGTCATTTGGGGATCGGCTTGGTAGTTAAGGGATGCCATGGTGTGTTCCTTTCGTTCAGTTTGCGATGGCGGCGGAGAAAGACTCCCAGCTCAGAGGCAGGGAATCGGGGAGGGAAAAACGGTTCTTGGCGAGATACGCTGGCTTTTCGTTGCAGTACATCAGGCGCTCGCCGGTGGTGATGCCACGGCGCACTTCCTTGTTGAAGCCGACTTCGGTTTCCTTGGTCAGCACGCGGTAGTTGCAGAACAGCACCGCGTCGCACCACTCCTGCACCAGCGCCGACGAGCGGGCCTGCAGCTTGGGTTGGTAGCGCTCGTAGGGTTCGACCTCGGGCGAATCGAAGCGCTTGATCTCGCAGTGGGCGATCAGCACGCTGGCCATGCCCTTGTCATCGCGCAGGGCGGCGAGGCCGTCGAGGATGTTGCGCCAGTACTCGGCGGCGATGACAGCGCCCTTGCCGTAGGCCAGCTCCTTGGCGTCGTGCTTGGTGTTGATGTCCTGCCACACGAGGCTGTCGAGCCAATCGAGCGAGTCGATCACCACGGTGCCGAAGCTGTGCTCTTCGCTGTACAGCGTGCTGATGGCATCGAGCACGTCCTGATAGCTGGTGGCCAGCGGGAAGTGATCGATCTCAAGGCGACCGAGGCCGTCCTCGGTCAGGATGAACACCGGGTTCGGGGCACCGGCACCGAAGGTGGTTTTGCCCAGCCCGTGAGGGCCGTAGATCATGACGCGGGGCGCTTTGACGCCCTCGCTGCGCTTGATGGATGCGAGGTTGAATGCCATGGTTGTTTCCTTTCAGGCTTTGATGGACACGCTGGTTTTTGCGGGGGTGACGGTGATGGCTGGGGCCAGCATTGCCCAGACTTCGGGTTCGTTGGTGCGCAGGAACTTGGCACCTGTCTCGTCGAGCTTTGTCTCGACCTTGAGCGGGCGCAGGTTGGCGGGCAGGGAACCGGCCAGCTGCATGAGCAAAGGCATGTCGGCCTTGTAGGTCTGCTTGCCGGTGATGGTGATCTTCAGACCGTTGGTCAGATCGTGGGTCTGTGCGCCTTCGGGCTTGACGCCCAACAGCTCGATGAGCTGTTCTTCAACGGCCACGCGATCCTTGGTGGCCTTGGCCTCTACCGCCTTGGCGGCGATGAGTTGTTGAGCGAGCTGCTCGGGGGTGGCTTTGATTTTTGCCATGGTGTGTTGCCTTTCTTGCTTGCGTGGCGACCTTTGCCACATGAGAATCATACATGATGTTGAGGGAATCCCAACACCAAAGAGAAAAAAAAGATTTCAGCTGCTCCACCACGCGACCAGCAGCAAGGCCATGCCGACGCCGATGACGGTGGCCAGAACGTAGCCTGCGATGCGCTCCCATGTTGGCTGGCGATTGGTCAGGCTTTGGTAGCCCGGGGTGAATTGGCACTCGTTGAGAGTGCGCGGGGTTTGCATGTGCGAGGGTTTCATGGTGTTGCCTTTCAGGGGGTAGTGAACTTGAACTCGGGGTCGATGAACTTCATGCGGTCAAGGCGGAACGGCCCCCACGCGCATGCGCGTTTGCCAACGAGGTGGCCGGGAGGAAAGCCGGGGCGGTAGCCCTCGTACACGGCGATGGCCTCCTGCTCCAGCTCGTCGGACAGCTCGCGCAACCGCTTGAAGAAGGCGTTGAGCTGGGGGGTGTTCAACTGCACGATCAGCACGTCGTCGAGGGTGATCTCCGGGCCGTCCTCGTTCTCGGTGATGTCGCGGCGGGCCTTGAGGTCGCGGTCGAATTCGCGCAGCACTTCGATGGCGCGGAAGGCCCGGTCGGTGCATTCGTGCAGGCGGTTGGCACTGCCAATGACCTTGAGGTTGATGTTCAAAACAAAGGTGCGGGTCATGGCTGGCTTTCAGTAGTGGGTGGGGTGGCCGACGTAGTTGACGTCATCCATGGGGCTGTCGCCCTCGATGGTGAAGCTGTCAGCGGTCAGCGACTTGTCCATGAAGTAGCCCTTGCGGACGTACTCCGGTGCGTTGACGTCGATCCAGCGCTGGGCGCTCTCGCGGGTAGAGCAGTGCGCATGCACGGCCAGCGGGTTTTGTTTTTCGATGATCTTGAACATGGTGGCCCTCTCTCAGCACTTGACGTAGAGGGTGTGCAAGACGACGTTGTCGAACTTGGTGTCGGCCTTGACTTCGGCCAGCGTGTCAAAGCCGCGCACGCCTTCCTTGTCGCCGTCGGCAAAGTGCCAGCCCTTGCGCAGGGTGACGATGATGCTGTTGCCGATGGAGCGCTCGTCGTCGATGTGGGCGATCCAGTAGCGCTTGGTCAGCAGGGTGTCGATGGTCTTGCTCATGATGTTGGTTCCTTTCTTTCTTTCGTGCATCGCGTCGATTGCGATGTTGAGGATTGTAGCAGATGTTGCGCAACCCTCAACACTTAGGGCAAACCCTAATTAGTTGATCCCGCAGGATTTGCTGAGTTTGAGTTGACGCTCACGCAAGGCGTCGATCTCGGCCCACAGCTTGATGTAGTACGGGTCATCCGTGGGCATGTCCTTGTGCAGTGCCAGCGTGTCGTGGCAATCAAAAAGCGCACGACGGCAGGTATAGAAGTCGTAGTCCTTGACCTTGTTGGTGAACACTTTGTGCCATTGTCCGTAGTTCATGGTGTTCTCCAATCAGAAGCTGGGGTCAACGTAGTGATCGCGCATGCCCAAGATCAAGCCGCCGCTGCCCTTCTTGAACTTGCCCGTGTCTTGGTTGATGTAGCCATGTGTCCACGCGCCAGTCTTGCGGCTCATGCGGTAGATGTTGGCGTAGCCCATGGGGTTGGGCGCGAAGGCAAAGGTCGCGCTGCCGTCGTGTGTGCTGCCGCTGATTACGAGCACCTTGTCCTCGACCACGCGGATCTCGTATGCCCAGACCTTGCTGGTCAGCTCGATGACCTCGGTCACGGTGGCGGCGTGTCGATCAGTCCACGACAAAGTGGTTGCGGCCATGCCGACGACGGGGGCTGGTGCGCCCTTGGTCATGCGGCTGTACAGGTTGTTGACGAGGCTGTTGGTCTGGGTTCCGATGTTCATGGTGGTGTCCTTTCGTACTTGCACGGCGTCGATTGCCGTAGACGAATTACAC